ATGCGAAAGATGTATAAAGAATGATTGGCTGGGACAGTGTAGACGCAAGCTTGCGTTGTTCCCAAAGTCGCTTCAATGTGTGCGTATTCCGTGCCACCTTCGCTAACTGTGATGTCACCAACATTTGATCCAGATAGAATTGTCGCGCTATTAATCCGATAGAAAGAGTTTGTGGTTGTAACTGGCGTTGTTCCATTTATCTGCACAATCTCTGCAATTGTTTCATAGTCTGCATCAAGACCAGAAATAACAATTGTCATTGTGTCGGATGCGCTAGTTGACACGCAGCTCATTTGAACGGCTGCACTAGGGTGAACGTACTGCCCCCCATCATTCCAAATGGTTTGAAAAGCTGTGCCAACAGTTCGACTAAACCCAAAGATATTAACAGGCACAACCTCTGGCATGCGCTCTGATGCAATCTCTAACAGCGCATGCGGGCTGTCTACATCTTCGTGAAAGTATCCCATCAGGCTGTCTTCTTCTTGTTCATCATGGATATGCGCTTACCTTTGCGCACAGCTTCTTCTTTGGACGATGCACCCCAAGCTTTCAACGACTTCAGCAGCGGCGTGTCTGTGCCGTCCTTGTTCTTTGTCGGCCCTGGCATCTTGCCCATGCGTTGCAGAAAGGCTGCCCGCCTGCCGCTGTTGCCTGTTCTTTCTGGGGGTCTACTCATGTCACGCCCTGTTCATCATTGATTTCTTCTTCGGCTTTTTTGCTGTCTTGGCAGCAGCCTTGAAGTTTGCAGCAGTAGGTGCGCCAGCCTCGCCGGGCTTGCGCATCTTCTCACCAGATCCAGCAGCAATGCGCTTACGCTTTGCGTGGATGTTTGCATATAATCCTTCAGCCATTTAGCCACCCATGTATCTTTTGCGTTTGTTCGATCCGATCATACAGACCATGTGTGCCACCATTAATGCGGCGAGTTATCTTCTCAATTGTACCGACATCAATGCCCTTATCGGCAATGTCCCACAGCTTGTTTTTATCAAAGTACCACATTGCTGTTTCAAATGCATACTCATTCTCAACAAGAGAAGGATCTTGTAGCACCTCAATCAGCCGCATGTCTTTGGCAAATGCTTTATAGTTGTCATGCCCAGTGAGCTGTAAAAATCCTCTGCCCAAAAACTTTGCCGCTTCTTCCTCTGTCTCATTGCCCATGCGCCCGGCATATACCTTGCCTGCCAGACCTGTCGGGTTCTTAGCGTATGGCACAGCGTCCTCAACTGTCGGGAAGCGCGAAGGCCAAACCTCCTGTATGCGCTCTGGCGTGCTATAGTACAGGCTTTCTTTGGTGCGCCGAAACCCCGCGCTTTCGTGCGACGACTGCCCGAGAATGTGGGCTGCCCGCAGCGGTGTTAGCTCGTAGTGCTTTGCGATTGCTCTGGCAGTGTTGGGGCCGAATGCACCGTCAGGTGTGGCACCGCATTTTGCCTGCAAGCATTTCATTGCTTCGCTCATTTTTTCACTCCAAAGAATTTAGATACAGCCCTTATTCCTAGCGATGATGCTACCACGGCTCCCAACGAAACCTGATACCAATCGGGCATGTTGGAGAGTGCAGCAAAGCCATCGTCTACGACCTGCCTACCCCAATCACCACAGAAGGCCAAAATCATTGGTATCGAAAACAGTAGCGTGATCCACTCGTCGCGCCAACTATTCTGCGTAGCGCGTATTGCCTCAAGATCCCAATCAATCTCGCCTGTCAGTTGCTTCTTTTTGATCTCAGCTTCGGTCAGCTTGACCGCTGTCTTGCTTTCTATGTAAGCAGTTGCAAGGCTGCCAACGCTGCCTAGTATTTGACCAATCATTTCTTTTGCTCCCCATTCATCCAGATGCCGAAGCAGCCTGTGAGTGCGCCCATGCAAACTGAAACCAAACCAGCCTGACCGTTTGTCGGATCGGGCAGTGACATATACCAGTGTACGGATTGGTACGTCAGGATCGTAACCGCCAGCATCATCAGCCGGGGAATAATCTTCCAATCGTCAATGAATGTTCTTGCCATAGTAACGCTCCGCTATTCGTTTATTGCTGGTGATTATAACCACTTTTCCGTCTTTGTCCAAAACTGTATACTTTACCACTTTCCCATGTAGACACCTAAGTAATAGATTGCCACAATAACCCCGGTGATTGCCAACAGTATGCCTGCCGCAATCTGGATCTGCTCCATCTTCTTTTCATGTGCTGCTTGTGCTGCCTTCTTGGCTGCCTGCCGCTGCTTACGAGCTTCCATCTGCCACTGCTGCCAGCGATCCCAAGTGCCTGGGGGGGCGTACAGTCGGCAATAACTTTCCAGTTCGGCACGCTTAGCGCGTAGGTTTTCCAAATGTTGGAACTCTTCCCAATCGCCCTCGGAGCCACCTGTTATGGCTGTCAGTGGGCTGTTCTTTTTGCGTTGGACAGCTTCTTTTACATCTTCTTCTGCTGATAGGAATTTGCCGACTGCGCCGATCAGCCCCGCAGTTTCCTTGCCGTTGCCCAGCGCAGTTTTTATCACACTGTAGGCCGCGTTAGCTGCCGCAATGCTTTCCAGAATAGCCATTACAAATTCCCATACTCTGCGCAGCCCATCCATACAGGCTGCAATACAAGATAAGTATACTCTATTTCTGGGGCTTTATAAACGCATAGTGCCATCGGCATTGCACCGCTTGGAGTGTTGACCCACACATAAAGTATGTAGGTCAAAACAAAGAGCATCAGCCCATTTTCATTAAGACCGCAACGAGCATCGCAATGATTGTACCCGCTGCACCGATTAACAGGCTTTCAATCCGTTTGATCCGCGTAAAGACTTCCTTGAACTGTATTCTGACTTCGGTCTTAACCTCAATCACTTCCTTCTCCAATCCGTCAATGCGCTCATGCGCGGATGCAACAGTACGTTTGTCCATCTTCTTCCTCTTACGGCGCTACAGGCCAATCATCATCATCTAAGTTAGGCCACGCATCTAGGTCTGAAAGATCGCGTAGCTCTTGGCGATAGGTTGCCCATGCTGTCTTGTCCTCATTGCTAAGAGGACTGTCATTCATCTGCGTCCAATCGCTGTCAGTTAATAGCTTATTGCGTGTGGTGCGGTGACCTTCAGCGACCTTGGCATCCAAGCCAGCCTGATAAGCCGCCTCATGCTCTGCCTTGGTTGTAGTAACCCCATCCTCTGTGGTGTCTTGGAACATGTCGCGGGCAACGTAGTTCTCCACCCAGTTACCGTTAGCATCTTGGACAACACCATCACGCACAGACGTTTGATATGCTGTGGTGGTAGCCGCAGGTGACTTTAGCACTGGGTCTAGGTCTAGTGCGTCTAGGGTTGCTGCTTTCCATACACGAGGTAGGGACATGTTGGCGAACTCATTGCGCCACTGGCCTTGGGTCTTTACGACACCTGTTGTTCTGTTTCTGTATTCACTCATTAGATTGATCCTTTCATATGAGCTTGATTATGCGATTGCGTAGAAGAGGTAGGTTGAGCCTGATACGTTGATGTTTGTCGCTGATACCTGATTAACTGCAAAGCCTGACGATACAGGGTCAATGCTGTCATCCGTTGTAACTTCAGCAGCCGTTGAGTTTAGGCTTAGGTGTGGATCATTACCTGCGACAATACCACGTTCAGTATCCCAGATATACCAATCACCTGTTGAAAAGTTGACCCTTTTAACTAGGATAAATCTAGCACCACTGCTAAACCCACAGTCAATCGTTTGGCTTGAACCATTACCTGTGTATGTACCAATTTTAGAAACCCCATCAAGTGAAGCAAAAAGATACGCTATGTAACTGTCACCTGACGTATTGCCGATCCCAAAAGTTCCACCAAAGTAAACAGTGTCACTTGTTGGAGATTGGGTAGACATATTTCTTCCGCCTATTGTGTTTATACCATTTAACAGGCCTGCGTTACCATCTGTGATCCCAGAAACACCGTAAAATGGAACATACCAACTTTCTGTGCCGTCATCCCTATTTTTAAACCAAATCATTTCTGGCGGCACTGTTAAGTTATGATTTACAGCCTTATCTGTTGTTCCATCCCCTTCCCATGCAACGACATCAAAGAAGTTGGGGGCACGTTTCCACATATGTCCAAGCTGCGTAGTATCTTCTGTGTTTGTGAAACCAAGCGGATACAGGCCCTCGTTTGAACCAAACTGATTTGTCGTAGAACTTACCTCTGCGTCTGTAGTCGACGTTGTTAGGAAATTGCTTCCACCCTGCAATCTGGAGTAAGCATACACTCCGCCACTGCTTCTTCGCAGGTTCAAGTGCATATCAACAGGAAAGCCAGAATAATATTGGTGCTCTGGATTTAACGCTTGCGCCTCTGAGCTAAAGCGAAAGTCCATAGCAAACACATCAGTCGCACTCTCAGGCACAGCCATAGGGCCACGGCGAATGGCTATGTAGATGTAGGTTTGACCACTTCCATTTAAAGAGGCGTCAGTCCAACCTGTCAAATTAAATCCAGTTGACGTTACCCCTATATATGATCCAGCGTTTAAGGAAAAAGCTGTTGTTTCGGCTGAACTAGCGTTTGGCCTTAAGCCACTTGAGGACATTGTGTTTATAATGTACCAACTTTCACTTGCTGTTGAGGATTTAACAAGTAACCACTGAGGTTCAAACCCTAAGTCAATCTCAGGGCCAGTAGATGAACCATTACCAGTATAACTCCCACACTTGATAATATCTTGCGTACCATCGCCGAACTCACCGTCACCATCGTTGTGGGCGAATAGGTAGGCGACGTAGGTTGCATTGTTAATGTTTGCATCAGAAGTTTGAGCAATAAAGCCAGGCATAAATACACTATCTGTAGCACAACTACTTATACTACCTGCTCCTGCTGAGTTAGTAGTATTTATTCCAAATGGATTAGTTGCACCATTTGTAGAAATAGCATATTGTGTAGAACTTTTTTTAGCTGCGCACCACCAATCGTCTGCGGAATCTGTACGTTTTATAATTATAAATCCCGGTGTTGCTCCAAGATTGTGTGATATTTCACGAGTATCCCAATCACCAGAGCCATCCCCAGTATAAGTCACCACATCAAAGAACTTAGGGGCTTTGCGGAATGTCCAAGAGGCGTGGTCTTCATTATTACCGTTTGTTACACCCCAAGAACCT